CTCCGAGAGAGTCTAGTACACTATCGTAGAAAACTCCTAGACCGAAAGACTTGGTCCAAGGGGCGACGCGGTTATCATGGTTTTAATAACCGTGAGATCGTAGATCGTGTGCTGCGGGATTCTTGGTTGGAATACTCCTTTGCTATCAAGCCTTTAGTGGCAGATATCGAGGACGCTAGTAAGGCGCTTCGGCGTCTTCACAAATCGTTCTCTGGCCAGCCAGCTAAACTAGTTACGAGTGAAAAGCAATCCCCCGAACGCCAGATCAATGAAGATCTTGCTCGGGAGGGGAGCCCTAGCTCGCAGAGTTTAACTGCCTGGGACTATCGGGAGAAGAGCGAGAACTGGGTAACTACTCAGTATCGTGGATTCGTTTACCTCAAGGTTGACGAGTTCGGGTATCGAGACTCGTTGCAAAACTTCGGTCTAGCGACGCAAGACTTTATACCCACTTTATGGGAGATTTTCCCATATTCCTTCCTTGTGGATTACTTCACCAACATTGGTGATATAATCTCTGTGATGAGCTTCAATACCGCCGCCCTCGGGGTGGTTTACAAAACTACCCGAAGGGGTAGCACAGTAGAAGCTTATGACGCGCGGGCGAAACCCGCGTTTAACCCAGCCTTCCGGTTGAGTTCACAGTTCGAGCCTGGTTACCTTCAAATATCGACACACACAGTGAGCCGAGATAGGTTCTTTGGGCCGTACGTTCCAACTTTGGAATTTACGTTCCCAGGCTTATCAACTAAGTGGCTGAACATAGCTGCTTTGGCTAAACTGAAACGGATCGATCTAAATACGCGGGGCATAGGCGGTTTACGCTTCTGACCTGCTAACTTTAACCTCCTTGGAGTTCTGATACTCATGACGATTTCTTTTACAAGTCCGATTACCGGCGGTGCCCAGACTGGCTTCACCAGTCCCACGTACACCGTCGTCCCCGACACTTCTGCGCCTAACACGCGTACGAAGCAAGTCGCTGTTACCGCCCTTGGCGGGACACAGGCGGGAGTCAGAACGTCTACCGTTTCCGATCCTTTCCGTATTTCGTATACGCCTCCAGCAGCTTTAAAACAGCTGCCTCAGCCGAACGCAGTGACGGGACGGTACGGTCAGATTCCCTACAATTGGCATAATATCGTCCTGGAGAAGGGCGTGAATTATGCGGCGAATCAATCGCCTTTGCCGATGAAAGTCGAGTGTCGCATTGGCATCCCTGCCGGTGCTGACAGTTATGACGCGGCAAACGTTCGAGCCGGCACCTCTCTTCTTGAAGGTGCTATTGCTGCTTTTGCAGCCGGCTTGGGAGACACCCTTGTCACCGGTATCCCCTAGTGGGGGTCCCGATGAAACTCAACTGCAATCAGATCTGGCGAAGGCCAGACCTGATGCTCCGCGTCGTCCGCGGTCGAAGCTTGTGAAGGCTTTGTATTGGGTCGGTTTGCTCCTAGAGGTCTTTGTCTCCATCAGGAGACGCGGGCCTTAAACGAACGGAACTTTGTAGTGAGAATGCATTTATGGACGTTCTGCCTGATGCTCTTTACTCAACCCTAATGGTTGATCTACGCGCCTATATAGACGAGGGGCTCCTAGCCGTTTACAAACAACGGAAGGATTTCCCAGTAGGTGCGACTCCTAAAGAAGTCGCTTGTATCTCTATCGCTCGGAGCCTGCTTAAGAAATTTAGGCATGAGTCGAACGAAGAACGAGATAGTGTGGCTCTCTTGAAATTTCTCGAAGTCAATTCCTTGACGGAGAAGTGGGAGTTGCGGATGGACTCTTCTTGGGATGAAATCTTGGTCGGCGAGTTTAAAAACGCCGTTCATAGGTTTTGGAACAAGGGGGGTAACCCAATAGTTGACCACCCATACGATTTGCTCCAGCATGGAGCGATTGGACCGGGCTCTGCTATCAAAGGCCGGGGCGGCGACTTCTATACGAAGTTGTTTGACTCTCCTTTGTCTTGCACTGACAGCAACTTGTACAAGATGTACAAGCGCTACATACGAGGATTCCCAGAGTGGAACAACGCGGATAACATCCGCCACGGACACAATGGGACAGATGTGGTGTTAGGGAATCGATTAGACTTTGTTCCGAAGAACGATCAGACTTCTCGAACCATATGCGTTGAGCCAACGTTGAACATGTTCTATCAACTTGGATTGGCGTACCACCTTGAGTTGCGGTTAAAAGACCATTTCGGCATTAATCTCGCCGATCAACAATTCAAGAATCGAGAGCTGGCCCGTCGAGGCAGTGTGGGAGATGGGTTTTCGACCATCGACCTAGAATCTGCTTCGGACTCTATCTCTATCAAGATGTTGCAGAGTATGTTGCCATCCGACTTGTTCGGATTGTTGTGCAAATACAGAAGCCCTTTGACTGAGGTACCAGGGTTAGGGTACATGAAGCTTGGTATGATCTCCACAATGGGTAACGGTTTTACGTTCCCATTGCAGACCATGCTTTTTGCTTCTGTTGTTGTTGCTTGTTTCCGCGCGCGAGGACTTGATATCCTCTTTCCACGTGGAGATGATTGGGGTAACTTTGGCGTGAACGGTGACGATATCGTTATCCCGAAAGGGATTTTTCGCGATGTCGTTCGCTTATTAGCGATCCTTGGTTTCTCAGTTAACAAGGACAAGACCTTTGAGGAAGGTCCGTTCCGAGAGTCTTGTGGTGGCGACTTCTTCTTTGGTCGCTATGTTCGTGGTGTCTATGTGAAGTCACTAGACACGCCACAGGCTCGTTACTCTGTAATTAACCAGCTTAATCTGTTCTCTTTCAGAACAGGTATTGCACTGCCGCTATCGGTTCAACTTCTCCTGAAAACGGTGAAGTGGTTGCCGGTTCCCCGGTGGGAATCTGACGACTCAGGAATCAGATTGCCTCTATGTCTCGTAAAACCATCCCTTGATGCACGAACTCAAAGTTTCGTGTACTGGCGGTGGGTCCCGCATCGTAAGATGCTACGGATTGGCGAGACTGCAATCTTTGTTCCAAGAGGGTCTAAGCCGCGAAGGTACAATCCTAGCGGGTTGTTTCTAAGCTTTTTGCAGAGGTCGGTTA